GCCGCGTCCGCTGCCAAGCTGCCGGCCGAAGCCCAGTTCACCAACGGCGCGCTGTTTGAAGTGAGCGTGACCAAGCCAGGTGACGCAACCGACACCAGTGAACTGCGCTCTGTCGTGGCAGGCGCCGCACTGCTGGCCGGCCAGGTGCTGACCTTGGTGGCCTTCTACGCCGGCCAGAACTGATTTCACGGGCCGCCATGGACGGCAACAATTTACCGGGGCCGTGTGCCCCGGTCTTTTTATCTGGAGGTTGGGATGACAATGGCCACAGGTGTATCGATCTGCTCCAACGCGCTACTGATGCTTGGGGCTCAGACCATCAACGACTTTGCCGATCAGGAGAACCTTGACCGGGCGAAGCTGTGCGCGAACCTGTACCCGACCGTCCGTGATGACATGTTGCGCGCCCATCCGTGGAACTGCTGCGTCAAACGCGCTGTGCTGGCGCCTGATGCTGTTGCCCCTGCTTTCGGTTACTCCCAGTCCTTTGAGCTTCCGGCTGACTTCTCGCGGGTGCTGGAGGTTGGCGCCAATGGTTGCCAGATCGATTACTTGGTCGAGGGCCGCACGATCCAGGCGAACACCACGGTGCTTGAGTTGCGCTACGTGTTCCGCAACGAGGTGGAAAACACCTGGGATGCTCACTTGGTGAAGCTGGTCACCCTGGCCATGGCCGCCGCGATGGCTTACCCGGTGACGCAATCGGCCTCGATGCAGCAAACCATGGAGCAGAAGCTGGAGACATCCCTGCGCCGCGCCCGCGCCGTCGATGGCCAGGAAGATCCGCCGCAGACCCTGGGCGATGAACGACTGTACGCCGCGCGCTTCGGGAGTTACTGGTAATGCCTCGCCTGACGCTGAACCAAACGAACTTTACCGCCGGGGAGGTTTCCCCCCGAATGCTGGGGCGAGTCGACATTGCCCGGTATCAGAACGGCGCCGAGATCATCCAGAACGCCTGGCCCGTCATCCACGGCGGCTGTGTGCGCCGCGATGGCACTCTGATGTGTTCCCCTGCCAAGTACCCGGATAAAAACTGCCGCCTCGTTCCGTACGTGTTCAACGCGGCCCAGGCGTACATGGTTGAAATGGGTGACCTGTACGTGCGCATCCACTTCGCCGACGGCACCTACAGCGGGATCGAGCTGCCCAGTCCGTACGCCCACACGATCCTCGACCGCCTGGATTATGTGCAGGGCGCCGACACCATGTTCATCTTCTGCAACACGGTGCCCGTCTACCGCCTTCGCCGTATCACCAATACCGAGTGGAGCCTGGCCCCGGCCCCGTTCGTAACCAAGCCGTTCGACGAGAAGGGCATCGACTTCCTGACCGCGATCACCATCGACAACCCGGCGGTGGGCACCGGTCGTACCGTGACGGCGTCCGAAGCTGCATTCCTTGCCGCTGACGTTGGGCGCGAAATCTGGTCCGGCGGTGGCGTGGCCAAGATCACCGCGGTGACCAGCGCAACCGTGGCAACCGTCGAGGTGACCAACGCATTCAGTGCGACAACCCGGCCTACTTGGTCGTTGAAGGGGTCGCCGCAGACCACCAACACGCTGAGCGCCGCTACTCCCGTGGGGGCATCCGTCAGCATGACGCTGGGCGCCGCTGGCTGGCGCGCCACCGACGTGGGCAAGTTCGTCAAGATCAACGGCGGGCTGCTTGAGGTTGTGACCTATACGAGCCCTACAGCGGCTTCTGGGATTATCCGGTCTGCCCCGACATCCGCAGTTGCATCACCGGCCAACGCCTGGTCGCTTGAGGCGTCTGTCTGGAACGACATCGACGGCTATCCAGGCACCGGCACCCTGTACGAACAGCGTCTTGCTCTGGGCGGCTCGCCGAACTTCCCACAAACCATCTGGGAGTCCCGCACTGGTGAGTACCTGAACTTCGAACTGGGCACCAAGGACGATGACGCCATCTCGTACAACCTGTCGTCTGACCAGATCAATCCGATTCTGCACATCGGCCAGATCAATGCCCTGATCCCGCTGACCTACGGCGGCGAGTTCACCGTGAGCGGCGGTGTGGAAAAGGCAATCACGCCGACCAACATCCGCGCCAAAAACCCGTCGGTCTATGGTTGCAACAAGGTGCGCCCGGTGCGCATCGGCAACGAGCTGTATTTCATCCAGCGCGCCGGCCGCAAGCTGCGTGCCATGGCCTACAAGTACGACTCCGACACCTTCGGCTCGCCCGATATGTCCGTGCTGGCTGAGCATGCAACCAAGTCCGGCATCGTCGACATGGCCTACCAGCAGGAGCCCGAGTCGATCCTGTATATGGTCCGGGCCGATGGCGTCATGGCGACCATGACCGTGGACCGAGACCAGGACGTTATCGGCTGGGCCCGCCAAATCACCGATGGCGCATACGAGTCGGCTGCTGCGATTCCTACCGCGTCCGGCGACCAGGTGTGGGTGCTGGTGCGCCGCACCATCAACGGTCAGAACGTGCGCTACATCGAGCGGTTTACAGCCGGCGTACGCGTGGACTCCGGTGTGAATGCCACCGACGCCACCGGTAAGACCGTGTGGGGAGGGCTGTCGCACCTGGAAGGGAAGATGGTCGACATCGTCGCCGACGGCGTTGTGATGCAGCAGCAGCAGGTAGTGGGTGGACAGGTAACAATCCCGCGCAACGCCAAAGAGACATCGATCGGCCTGAACTTCAAAACACTGATCAAGACCCTGACCCCCGAGGCAGCCGGTAACACTGGCAGCTCACAGGGCAACAGCATGCGTATTGGCGAGGTTTCGTTGCGATTCCTCGATACCACCGGCTGCAAGGTGAAAGGCAAGGGTGTCGCGCAAACCATCAGCTTCCGCAACCTGGGCGAAGGCGTGCTGGACCAGCCGCCGGATAACTTCGTGGGCGTCAAGCGCCTGGAGAACCTGGGGTGGGAGCGCGGCGAGGCAACGCTGGAAATCATGCAGGACCAGCCTTTGCCGTTTCACCTGCTCAACGTCATTAAAAAAATCACAATCAACGACTGAGGTTCCCATGATCAGGCCCGCCAAGCACTCCGATGTTCCCCGGCTGATCGAGCTGGGAACCCTGCTGCACGCTACCAGCAGCTACTCGACCATGAACTTCTGCCCTGACAAGTCGGCCGCATTCCTGCATGAGCTGATCAACGGGCAGGGCGTTGTGTTCGTTGCCGAGGTGCGCGGCGAGGTGGTTGGCGGCATGGCTGGCGCCGTGACTGAACAATGGTTCAGCAACGACTTGATCGCCTACGACTATTCCATCTTCGTCGAACCGTCAAAGCGCAATGGCGTGATCGCTGTGCGCCTGATCCAGACGTTCAAAGAGTGGGCAAGGATCAAGGGGGCGAAGCAGATTTACATGGGCATCGGCACCGGGGTCAGCGTTGAGGGAACCACCCGGCTTTATGAATCCCAAGGGCTGCGCAACATCGGCCCGCTTTTGATGATGGAGATCTGACATGGCAGTAGGAGCAGTGGGGATGGCCGCTTATGCGGCAATGGCAGCGGCCACCGTGTACTCGGTGTATTCCACCCAGCAATCGGGCAAGCAAGCTCAGCTCAATGCTAACGCCCAATCCGATCAGGCCCAGGCCGATGCCGATACAGCCGCCAGTGCTGCCGTGGTGCAGGCCGATCGTATCCGCCGCCTGGCGCGTAACCAGGCCAGCGAAGCCAATGCCGCCCTGGCAGCCTCCGGTGTTGAGACCGGCGCCGGCACCGCGATCAACATCAACGAGCAGATCATCGGTAACGCCGAGGAAGACGCGGCGCTGACAATCTTCAACGGCAAGAACCAGCGTGCCCGTGGATACGTCGACGCCAGCAACTACACGCTGGCAGGCCAACAGGCGCGCGGCAATGCCAATGCCCAGTCCATCGGGACTGTTCTATCTGCTGGCGCTCAAGCCGGTATGGCGTGGAAGGCATCCGCCGCCGGTAAGAACGCAACCGTTCCAAGTGTTGGGGGGAATGCCTGATGGCACAGATTCCGCTGGGCAATTTCGCGCA